TGTTTGCATTTGGTACTGTTTGAATCTCATAATTACCATCTGTTGCTGATCCAGCCGTAAAATCAATAACAACAAAATCTCCTACAGAATATCCATGATCGGTTTTTGTGATAGTAATTGTTGTCCCACTTTGTTCGTAAGTAGCAGAAACTGAAGTAGAAGGTGAGATATTTGTGGTGGCAACAAGCAGTTTGGCGTTTACATCATCGGCTTGACTGCCTTCGAAATCAGTCCATGTATCTATGTTTGCAGTTCTTGAATCAATAAGATCATTAGGTAAAAGACCAGTAGTTACAAATCTTCTTTTTAATGTGAGATTAAATATTGCTTCTAAATCAACTTGATTTTGAAACTCATATGTACCGCTTGAATTTATTGGACCAGCAAAATCTATATTTGATAAATCATCAATATTTTGCGTAATATCATCAAACAATAGTGTTCCATCTAAAAGTAATCCATCAAAAGTTGCATCATAAAAAGTATTTGTTTTTTCCCCTTGAAACGGTGGTGAATCAGTATCCTCTCTCTCAGTTAGTATTATTTGGTGTGGCTGTGGATCTGGTTGTGTGACTATTATTCTTGCTGCATTTAATGACCTATTACCAGTGTCATCAATGAACTTAATACTGTAAGTTCCTGTAAGAGCTGGGACAAGTGTTTCAGTTACATTTCCAGCTAATTTAGGGATTATTTCTGTAGAGTTTTGAAATGTAGCTGTTGCCCTATCAACACTAGGAGTATGTCTGACTGAAATAGTGCCACCATGCAAAACATCAACGGCTGTTGCTGGATTAAATCTTAGTCGTACAAACTGATCTGAAACTGGTTCTATAGTTAGACCGCTTGGATCTTCTGGTAATTCTGTTTTTCCTACAGTGGTAAATGTGGTTGTAGCTGGCTCTGTACTTGGTTGCCCTAATGCGTTGAAACTAAAAACCCTGACTTCATAAGTACCTAGTTCAGTTTCAAAAATTGTAAAATCATTTCTTGTTACTCTTTGTTCTATAAAATTTTCATCTCTAAATCTAAACTGGACTAAATACTCTGTTACACCTTGTTGGGGTTGCCATTGAATAAATAATTTTGATACTGCACGATTATTTAGGACAACAATTTGTTCTGTGCCCTGTAAATTACTTGGGGCTGGCTTTGGTAAAGTTAAAGTTGTAATATTTCTTGTTGCTAAAGCTGTTCCATCTTCAACACTGGCATATTTTGATGGATTATGAGAAATAGCTGTTATTTCATATTCAATTAAATTTATTTCTGTTACTGCAATAACTCTAAAAATCTGTGTTTCTAATGTGTCATTTTCTATCACCCAAACAGTATTAGGTTGGGGCACTGCACTAAAACCAGAGGAAACTGTAACAGTTGATCCAGATACAGAAGCTACACTTCTTGTTTCTAGTGTGCCGTCATTTAACATTACAGATAGAGTCGCAGATCCACTTGTGGGTAGATCTGTATCAAAACTATCATCAACTACTATTTCTGTTGTTGATGTACCTGTTTTTACTCTTCCTCCTCTTCTTAATCCAGCTTTTAAAGGATCTTGTATTTTTATAATAGTTCCTACTCTTACAAGTACTCCAGACTCTAATGTTGTTCTAAAAGAAACTGTTTCAGCTTCATTAGATTGTGTGTAAAGAAACCATTTTCCAAGTCGGGCAGCTTGCCCCCTTGAAGTTGTAGCAAATGCTTTTAGATTATTTACTACAAGTCCATATTTAGCTTGTAAAGCGGTATCCTCTACAGTTTCATAATCTATCTGTTTCGTTTCCTTGTCAAAATATCCAACATTAACCACAGTTGCTTTTAGATTTTTTGCTGAGTTTTGATAACTAAATCCTTCTGCTGTAACATTGCTGAGATTGTAAAGATAGCTCGCATCCGTAGGGCGATCTTGGGCTATGGAAATAGCTCCTGCACTGTAAAACGGCATTACTCTCATGACTGAAGAGAGATCGTTTATCAAACTATATGCGTCACGTTGAGTATTCAAAACTACGTTTGTAGAAAAACGTGGCTCAGTACTTCCAGTTCCCGATCCATCATCTACTTGCTCTGAGCAATAAACAGAAGCGGAATAAAAACTGTAAACATCTAAATCAGATGCACTTATTTGATCTCCAAACCCCTTTGATGTAGTCAATAAATCATATAGAATCCAAGCCGGATCATTTGTCCATTCTTTATCTGATTTAAAAGTGCCATTGAAAGTACCAGAATAAGATATAGAACCATCATCTCTTACAGTGCCATTATGAGGTATTGAAACTAGAGTTCCTCTGACTCTATAAGTCCTTGTGGGAACACTTGGAAATGTTTTGGCATCAATTCTTAGGGCAAAATGTGCAGAATTAGCATAAGCATTCGTTTCATTTACGATTTCAGTAAAAGACTGCCATATCATACTATTTTGTTTTAGCGATGAAGTGCTGTCTTCTGTAATCCTAGTTACTCGTATTGTGACTGGAAAAGATGTACCTGAAGGGAGGTCTATTTTATAATCTTTAAAATATGTACTAGCCGTTCTTCCTTTTACAGTATCAGAAACAGCTCTTGTCTCTGTTCCGTCATTTTCTATAACATCAATAGCTAAAACGACTGACGCCCCGTTTATATCTCCGTTACTTTCAAAATTTTGTAATGCTGGAAATCCTAAAGTTACCCTGACTGCATCAACATTGGTATTAGTTATTGATCTTGAAACTGCAGCATCTTTTGTTACAGTTACACCAACTCCTGATTCGCTTTCACTTGCTGTTATCCCAGCAATAGCAGTTTGATCTGAAGTTCCAAATCTAGGCTCAAAAGTTACATTAGGAAAATTAAAATCTGAGGCACTATTACCACTTTTGTTTTGTTGTAATACCTGTGTGTTATTTAAAAATACATCACGCAAAGCCGTAATATTATATTGATCCGAACCCTTTGAACCAGTAGCAGAAGGAAACCCTGATATTTCTCCTTCTGAAACTAAATCTATAATAAGCTGAAATTGCTTAGAACCTAAAGAATCAGCGGGTAAATCTGGGTTTGTATTTTGTAATCTATCAGCATTCGCATCTATAGCATCTTTAATAATTCCCATTATGCTGTACCTGTTATTTGTATGGTGTCAATTCCAGAACTAATTACAATAGAACCTGTAAAAACTTCTCCATAAATTATAGGAACAGGAACACCCGCTCTCGTGACATTAGTAATTGAATTAAATCCAAAGTTAGCCATAATATTAGGTACATTAGGATCATTTGGGTGGCCGGAACCACCTCCGACACTAGCAGCTCCACTTATACCACTTGAATATGAAATATCTGCTACAGCTGGAATTTGTGGAGTAGGGGCAATAGCAGATGCACTTAGATTAGGTGCAATAATTTGTCCAACACCACCACTAATAAGTGTTGAACCAGCTATAGATAGTCCGCTAGAAACCGCAGTGCCTATTGCTGCACTTCCAAAAATTTTCGCTGGCACAGCAGCACTACCAGCAAGAGCACCGATACCAGTAATAATAGGAACAAGTGGACCTGCGCCAACAGCAATAGGAATTATCTTTATATCTCCATGTCCTTTTAAATTTACAAGATCTTCTGAAATTTCTAAATCACCCATTTTTATTTTATAAAATTGATTTGCCATATGTTCAGCCACTTCTGGAAAATTAGCAATCAAAAAAGAAATAGCCTGTTTTGGATTATTTACAGCAACTTCAAAATGTGATTGACCAAGAAACTGCCTTAATTTTCCATAAACTGTAAGTTTTCTAAGCTGCATATCTAAAAACTTTTTTTGTAGCTTGTATGTATCTTAAATCATATATCTCTCTACAACTCAACTGTTTTATGCAATGATGAAAAATTGTTTGATTTCCGATATACAAAGCAACATGAGCCAAATTACCTTTTTCATCTGCCATCAATAAAACATCTCCCTCTTGTATATTGTCTTTATTTTCTATTTCACTAAATCCTAATGTTGGTAAAGTTTTTTCGAATAAAGGATTTTTCAAAAATTCTTTTAATGTAGTAGGTCTTTTTGTATAGTCTATTTTTATATTTTTATTTTCTAAAAACCAATCTGTAATTAATGACCAACAATCATGTTTACCCCAGATCCATGTTCTTCCAAAAAGTCCAGATTTATATCCATTAGGTTTAAAACTATGCCAATCTTTATGCTCAACGCTGTAAATATAAAAAGGTAGACCTAAATGTTCACAAGATGCTTTATCAGCCTCAGAGGGTAATGCAGATCCAAAAGTATGAGAATGAACAATGCCTATAAGTTCTCCTTGATCTTCGCAGTCAGCCCATGAGTCAGGATCCATTACAAAATATTCGTCAGGTGCTTCTGATAGGTTTTCACAAGGCCAGAAAGTTTCTTTTCCTTGTATGATCGCTAACAAACCGCAACTTTCTTTTGGAAGGCATTCAACAGCATATGCAGCAGCTTTTTCTTTCCAAGTCATGTAAAACTACCGACTGAAGGAAAATCTTTTCTAGTAACTTGTCTTTTTGGGGCAGTAACGCCCTCAAGATCAAGGGAGGAAACTAATTCAAATTGAACAACCTCTCTATTTTCTAAAGTTTTTCTGTTTATAAAATAAATTTCTTGTGGTAATTCTGTAGAACTTGATGGCGTTCCAAAAGGATTTATATTTGATGGAAAATTAGCTGCGTCTAAAAACTGGCTTAAAGTCCTGTGACGTATAAATTTTGCTCCTTGAAGATCATTAAAAGGAGTTGTAGTATTAACTGAAGCCATTAATGCAGTGATAGTTCCTAAAATATTCGATACAGTGATGGTTGGTCTCGGTAATGCTCCTCTGCCTCTATACTCAAAACCTTCAGCTATTATCGGAAATTTAGTATATGTATTTCCCTGCCAGATAATAGATGCGTTGCTGTTCATGCCTACACCAGAGTGAAACCTTGTCACATCTGTTGACCCATGCAAAGCAGAAACCAATGTAAGTGAATAAAGTTCAATAATAGATTTATTTGTTAGTGCTTGTAATTCTGCTACTGGAATAGTCATTAAGGCTCAAATACCTCTCTAAAAGTGCAATTCAATACCGCTCTGTTTTTGTATGGTATTATTTTTTCCCAGCTTTGACAAACATATTGACCAGCACCAGATAAAGTTACAGAAACATTGCCTGAGTTTGTTGCACTTGCAGCAGCCGTAACAGTAAATGTATTTTCATCAGCCGTTGTTACGATTGCAAAAGTACCATCAACAGCAGAACCAGATGTATAGTCGATAGTTACGACATCACCAATTGCAAGGCCATGATTTGTAATTGTTATTGTCACAGTTGTTGCGCTTTGAGAATATGTACCTGTCTTTGTAAAGCCTTCAGCTGGTGGGGTAAAAGTAAAACTTGCTTGATCGTTTACTCTACTTCTTAAAAATGCCTCTATAACATCTGAATCTGTTTCAGATACATTAAAAGTTAATTCATATACTTTAGGATCTTGTGTTAAAGGTAAACCAAACAAAGCCCTAAATTCATATCCATCACCTAATGCGGTTGCTCTGATTTTTGGTCTGCTTGCTTTTCTTATCCCGTAAGTAGGTTCAATAGAAGGAAATGTTGCCATTATGATAATAAGCCTCCGGCACGTCTTTCTTTTACTAATTGGGCTTGAACAACTGCACCAATTACAGATCCTAATGCTTGTGCGTCTACATCACTACCAGCCACAGAAGAACCGGAAGCATCAACATTTACTGTAACCACATTTGTTACACTTTCACCACCTAATTCATGATTTGGAATAATAGTTCCACTTTTACTAGGAACAAATAGTTCTGGTCCACGTTCACCTACGATTGAGGCTTTTCCAACAGGAGGATTACCACCATTTGCAAAGGGTAGCAAATTCCCTAAAAATCCACCCGCAATTGTTCCAACTGGTCCAAGGAATGATCCAGCAATAGTACCAAGAGATCCTCCAAGTTTTTTCTTTCCATCACCACCACCACCTAGTGCTTGTCCGAAAATACCTCCCAATTTATCGCCAATAGATGATAAAGCGTTATTTAGTGCAGCATCTAATAATTTATTTTTTAAATTATTTAAAACATTATCAAAAGATTGTCCAAGAGTTTGAGTACCATTTATTGCTTCTCGTAAATTTGCAACTAAGTCATTTTGTATGCTTTGACCTATTTCATTATAAATTTGATTTTGTTCTTTCAATTGATTATTTTGTATTGTCTGTAAATCAATCATAAATAGTTCATTTTCTGCTTCTAATAATTGTTTTCTAATTCCTTCATCTTGCTCTTTAATATGTTCTTTTATTTTTTCGATATGTTTGAATCTACGTTCTAATATTTGTCTATCAAATTTATCTTCAGTTCTTTTAAGTTGTATTTGTCTTTCTAATTGTTTGATAAGAGCTTGACCCTTTTTTTGATCTTCTGTAGGTGGTTTTGCTTTTACACCTTCACCAGAAATAGGTAATCCAGTTCTTCTATCATATGTAACTCCTGCAACTGTATAAGTACCGGCTTTTTCTAAAATTTCATTTGTTTGTCTTCTATTTTCATTTTCTCTAAAAATTTCCTTATTTCGTTCTTGCAATGCTTTTATTTCTGATTTTATTCTTTTAAGATTTTTATCTTGTGCAGCTACAGCACGACCAGTAACATGTAAATTTTTTAATCTTTGTTCTTCTTCTCTTTTAAGCTCTAATTGTTGTTTTACTTGTTCTGCAGTTCCTTCTTTGACTACTTGCTCAAAAGCTTTTTGTTTATCTGATGTTTCTTTTATTTTAAAACCTAGTGCAGTTAAAGCCACACCAGTACCAACAATAGCTGCTACCACTGGTCCAGTTAAAATAATACCAAAAGCTTTAAGTGTAGCAAGCAAAGATATAAAACTAGCTTTGGTAGCTTTTAGGATTGGACCCAATGTAAGTAAAGCTCCTGTAAGAGTACCCACAATAATAAATGCTGAAGCAATAGATGAATCAACCCCATTAACTGCTTTAGTAAGCAGAGTAATCCCTTCTGTTGCACTTTTTGTAGCTGGTAATAATGCACTTCCAATAGTTTTTTGCAGTTCTACAACTTCATTACTTAAATCTTTAAAAACTTGTGTTGGATCATTTTCTAGCAAAGCCTTAAGTGCTGGTGCACCTTCTTTTTCAATTTGTTTTAAGGCTCTAATAACAACTTCACTTGTAATTTTTCCTTGACTACTAAATTCTTTTAACTTTCCAACAGTAGTTCCAAGTTCATCTGCAACAGGTTTTAAAATAGTTGGAATTTGCTCTGATATACTTCTAAATTCATCGCCTTGTAATCTTCCAGAACCTAATGCTTGAGCTAATTGCCTAAAAGCATTTGACGCTTCTATTGACGAGGCACCAGCCAATTTTGCAGCTGTGTTGAATCCAATGAAAGTTGTTCTTATATCTTCTACACCAACTCCTAAAGGTGCAAGACGTGCTGTTATATTTGTAATTCCTTCTAACGCTTCAACAGAACTAATACCAAATAATCTTTGAGCCTCAGTAGCTGCATCAAGTGATTTTTTAAATGTTCCATTTTCCTGAGTTAAAAGTTTTAGTCGAATATTTAGTTTTTCAAAATTTGCAGCAGTTTGAATTGACCTTCTACCAAATTCAACCAATCCAACAGTGGCTATAGCTTTACTTAATCCACCGAACTTTGTAGTTAATCCTTTTGTTGATTTATCAAATCTTCTAAAAGTTTGCCCTAGTTTTTGTGACTGTTGATTTACTTTTCTTAAAGTATCTAACGCTTTACGAGCATTAATATCAATAGTAACGCCAGCAAATGCCATTATTTAGCTTTTTTTATTTAGTATATCGTTTATTTCGTGCTTTATCCATTTCTCTTTTTGCAGTTTCATTTTGATTTTCATAATATGCAATCCAATGAATAAATTCTGAGTTTGTCATACCTGACCTAATTTGTCCAACTGTCATTTTTAATTCTGTTGCTAGGAAAAACTCAAACTGTAGCCAAGTATCCCCCCTTAATCGTTTTTTACTTGATCAATATTTTCTTCTACACCAAATAAAAATAATTCCAATTCATTCAAAACACTTTCTGGTAGTTCTCTTTGTAATTTCACAGAATCAGCATGAGCAAAAGCTTTTGTACCATCTTCTAATTCTGCCATTTCACATAACATGGCTGTTGATTGTTTTAGAGCATCTTCAGAATTTGCTATAGATTGAACTTTTACTCTGTTTGATCTTGTAATAGGTTTAAAAAATAAATCAACTATTGGTGTACCATCGGCTTTTTTTAGAGTAAATTTTCTCCTCTCGTTTAAGTCAAATGACCCAACGAGTAAATCGATTGTTCTTTGATTAGCCATAAATTATTAAATTGCGTTAGTAATAGTACCGTTGGTAACAAAACTAACTGAAACTGTTTCAAGATCACCAACAGCAGAAGATAAACTTGTTCCTGTAACAATTCCAGAAAAACTTACTTTTTTAGCTCCAGATGTATCTAAAAATAATTCAAATTGAGCATCACCAGCATCTTCAGCGGTAAGGATGTCATCAATTAAATTTTCGGTTTCATTACCACTAGCTGCTGTATAAATAAAATCAACAGTGCCAGAACCAGAAACTAATCCACCTGCAAAGGCTCTAAAGGTATTGCCATGTGCAGTTACATCTAAAGTTTCTTTAGTAGTGTCTAAAGTCCAACCTGTAGTTGAAACAATTGCTTCTGTAGTTCCAGATCCGTTTTTAAATTTAACAGACCCTTCTTCCCCTCTAAAAACAGCCATAATATAGGAAAAAAATAAGATTTAAAATTATATTAGCTCTTTTTGGTCTCTTTTACAGTACCCTCTTTCATCTTCCTCATATATTGTTTACAACGTGGATCCCATAACGCTGGATTTCGCTTGCCTTTTACCTTTTCGATAATGTCAAGCATTTCTTCAGTAATTTCCATTAGAGACTCTCGATGATTTGAAAGTTGACTGATAAAACACTTTGTACAAAACCTTGAGGACTAGCAGCTTCTAATACATTTGGTCCATCTGGCGGTTCAAAGTATAAATCAGATATGACTACTCTATTATAGAGATCCCTTATTCTTTTGGCTATAGTCAAGTTATCACCAAGTCCTACACCAATCTTTGTGAATATATTGATTGTAATATTACCAATCTGTGCGTTTTTTGAATCAGATGTACCTCCAAGAGTTAGATATTCACTAGATCCAAAATTTACTAAACACTGGACAAAGCTAGTTTCACTGGTTGGTGTGAATGGTTCGTTAGCAAAAATTGTTGTTATTGCCGGAGAACTTGCCATTTCAGTTGCAAGTCGAGCCTCTATTGTTTGACGTACTGAATTTAGATCTAGTGCTGCCATTAGTTTTTAGATTTTATTTTTTTTATAAATTTAGCTGTTTCTGCAACTTGTAAATTCGGCCATCCTTTTTGATTACCCGATTTTTCTCTTACAGGATATCCATCGCCCCAGCTTGGAGGTGTATTTGTTCCAAAACAAACTGCCTCCGCATAAGGTAAAGGATTTATCAGAGAATATACATTTCCTCCCTTTTCTTTGGTGTAGTTTAATTTTTGTAATGGAATCCTTGCACTTTTTTGGTTTGTATGTGGTCCAGTAATAATAGGTGCCCTCTTACTATTTTGCGCTACTTGCCAATTTCCTCTAAATCTACCAGTATCAACAGGAGATGCTTGTTTTAATCTAAAATCTAAATTTAAAACAGCTAAACGCACCACTTCATCAAACTCATCTCCGAAAAATTTACCAATCTCGTTGATTTTAATTTTTTTACTCATTTTCTTAAAAACAAAGTGAAAGTTACTGCAACATTATTTTGCTCTTCTTTTTGTATTCTTATGATCTGAAACACTTGACCAGATATAACAATTTTATCCGTTGTCGTTGGAGTAAATGAAAGATCAGATGCAGCAATTGTTAATCTTTGATCTGTATCTTGTATTAGATCGTTTTCTTCTCGTTGATTGACTTGTTCTAAAAAACCTTTGACAGTTGTATCTGAAGTCGATTCACTTAAAGTTCCAGTTGCAGTATTATATGAGCCAGTTGTAATTCTCCTTATCGTCACATCTCCACCTAGCTTTTTCAGAGCTTTAGAAGCAGCTTTTCTTAGGGCAGAGGATATAGACATTACAATAAATAAGCGATTACAGTTCCACTGTCTAATTTAACGCTTGTTATCACCCCACAAATTTCAGCAGTTGATTTGAATTGAAGTGATGTAAGATCTCCTGAAACGTTCTCAGCAACCAAAGTATTTATCACTGAGTCTTGCAATGCGACAACCTTTCCAAACCTTCCAGTATGGGCAGCAGTATCATTGATTATTTTTGCTGCTGGATATTCATAACCATAACCCATCATTAAGACCTCTTTAATTGTAAGTTTGCTCTTCCACCTATTCTAATACCCATTAAGTAATGATCAACTATTGGTGGGATTCGATCAATACCTGTGGAACCATAAAACCGAGGTGTAACGTTTAAATTTCCAATGTTAACCGATTGGAAATCCTCAAGACCACTAAGTTCCAGTCCGTTCCTGTTGTTGTTTAGATATACAGCCAAAATAACCTGTGCGTGTTTTACCCTGTCTGGGATTTCAGTATCAAGGTAATAGTCAGCAACTAATCTATTTGGAAAGCTCAAACCATACAAGTTAGTGTATGTGTCAGGCTTCCTTACTCCTGATCTAGGCCACTCCAAAGCTTGAGTATCAGATACCCTAGCCCCCAAAAACTTTTCTCTGTCAATACGTTGTGCAGCCGTAAACAAAGCT